CGACGTGGAACTCGACCCCCCGGAAGCTGCCGCGCAGCTCGGGATCGAGGCGTTCATGCCAGCTCATGTGCTAAGCTCCCGTGGTCACGCATGGACTGAAATCGAGCCGATCAATTAAGGCCATACGCCCAGCACCCCCGAATCCACATCGAAGTCCATGGCCCCGCGACGACGCACCTCCTGCACGCGGGGCCGCCCCTCCGAATCAATCCTGATATGCAGCTCGCCGCCCACCTCGGTGCGGCCTTCTCTAAGCCCCATCTCGCGCACGCTCTGCTGCGCAACCGGGGCGCCCAGGGCGACCTCCGACCCGGACTCCGGCGCCCCTTGAATTCCCAGCCCCTCCCTGGCCCAGGCCGGCAGCCAGCCGGTCAGTGAGTCGAGCTTGGCGGACAGCCAGCCGGTCAGCCCCTCCCACTGGGCTGCGATGCCAGCGCGCAGACTGTCGATCCAGGCGCTACCAATTTCGGCCAGGGAGAAGTCGGCGAAGATCTCGCCCAGGGCGTCGATACGCCCGGACACCCACCCGGTCAGCGACTCCCATCCGCCCGCCACACCCTCCACCAGGGTGGCGATCCACTCGGCGCCCACCTCGGACAGCGGACGCATGCCGAATAGCTGGAACACCTCGTCGATGATGCGCAGCAGGATGCCGGCGGGACTCCAGGCCAGCAGGTCGCGGGTGATGCCGCCGATCCCTTGCGAGAACCACGCCTTGATGCCCTGCCACAGATCGCCGAACCACTCGACGATGCCGTCCCAGTTTCGATAGATCAGGTAGGCCGCTCCGGCCAGCAGGGCCACGGCGCCTAGGAACCAGCCAATGGGCGTCGTCATCAACACCCACGAGAACTTGCCGATGGCCAGGATCGCAGCACCCACCGAGACGATGAACTTAGCGGCCATGAAGACGGCCAGGCCGGCCAGCAGGTTGCCGAACCCGCCCACGGCATCCGCCGCCCAGGTCACCGCACCGGCCACCATCTGCACGCCACTCCACAGCTCGCTGACGCGGCGCAGGATCTCGCCGGTGATCATCTCGCGGTTGCCCTGGATCAGCGGGTTCAGGGTCTCCAGCCATTCGTTGAGCGCCGGCAGCAGGCCGATCACCACGGCGTTGCGCAGCCCCCGAATGGTGCCGTCCAGCTCGCCCAGGTTGTCGTTGTAGCGCTCGGCCTGCTCGGCGTCGTCTTCATCCACGAGCTGGCCGGTACGGCGCCACGCGTCCATCTCGCGCTCCAGACCCTCGCGGCCTTCCTGCAGTACGTTGATCATGCCCACGCCACCCCGGCCGAACATGGCGCGGGCGAAGCGGGTCTGCATCTCCTCGCTGTCGATACCGGCCATCACGTCGGCAATGTCGCCCATGATGTCCATGGAGCTGCGCATGCTGCCTTCGCTGTCGCGCAGGGCGATGCCGGCCCACTGCATGGCCTTGGCCGGCTCGCCCATGCCGGCGGCGGCCTGGGCCAGGCGGTTGGAAAAGCTCTCCAGGTTACTGGCCATCTGGCTGTCGCCCATGTCGCTCATGCGACCGGCCGCGCCCATGAGGAGCTGCACCTGCTCGTGGGTCATGGACAGGCGGCGGGACAACTTGATGGCAGCGTCGGCGGGCTCGGTGAACCCGCCCACCAGTCGTCGCATGCCCCACACGGCGCCGGCCGTCGCACCCCCTATCACGGCCAGGCGCCGGGTCAGGGCGCCAAACTGGCTGACCATGTCGCCGGTGGCGGCGCGCACGGCGCGGGCCTGGCTGGCCAGGCGGTCGAGCCCGGCCCGGCGGGACAGGCCGGAGAGCGCCTGCTGGACGTTGCGAACCGGGCGCGTCACCCGGTCCACAAGCTCCAGGACGACGCTGGTCACCATCCTACTCATGCCGCTTGATCTCCTCGGCCAGTTGCTCGGCCTGGTGGTACCACCACACCAGGTCGTCCAGGTCCATCTCCAGCAGCTCCACCGGACTGAAGCCGGTGAAGGCCACCGCCACCGTGCGGATCAGCGCCGCCCAGTCTTGCGGCGCTTGGGCAAAAAAGGCTCCACCGCCACCAGACACAGATCCATGTCGCGGGCGTCCAGCTCGTCCATGGCGTGAATCGGCAGGCCGGCCAGGGCGGCGACCAGGGCCAGGCCCTTGCCGATCTCGCCGTTGACCTGGTCCATCTTCTTCAGGTGCTTGCCCTTGACCCGCTTGGGCAGGGTCAGCGTCTCCACGGTGCGCTCGCCGTCCAGCTTGCTGGCCTTGAAGGTCAGCGGCTCCGACAGGGTGACGACCAGGGCGTCGCCCTGGTCCTCGAGGCGGGCCTGTTCCTCGTCGGTCAGCTCGATGCCGTCGATCTGATCGCGCAGGGCGTCCAGGTTGTCTTGCTCTTCCATCGCTTAGATCCTCTCGCAGGTACGGGCGGCCATGTTCAGGCGGAAGGTGCCTTCGCCGCTGTTCAGCTCGGTGGTTTCGGTGACGAATGCCCCGGTCAGCATGTAGTCCTGGCCGTTGTCGCACTCGAACAGCACCGTGGCGTTGCGGATGCTGCCCACGTCGATCAGGTCCAGCTCCTCGGTGTGCAGCACGGTGGCCTGCAGCGTCGGCGCCACCGGCTCCTCGTTGTAGTAGACGCGGCGGCCGGCCATCTTGGTGTTGCGGTTGACGCCGCCAGGGTTGAGCGTGGCGCCACGCTCGGTGGGGATCTCCTGGCCATCCACGCGGATGGTGGCTACCCCGGTGATTCGTGCGCTCATGGGTGGTTACCCTCCTTTTAAAGGCCGGTTACCCGCCGCTTATCAGCGGCGGAACTGGGTCTGCTGGGCATGGACGCGGTACTGGCCGATCAGCATCGGCTGGTCGATCACGTTCAGGCGATTGGGGTCGTCCGGGTCGATGTTGGCCGCCAGGCTCTCGCTGTAGCCGGCGTAGTCGCGCACCCAGCCGCGCTCACCCATGAAGGTGGTGCGGTACAGGTCCAGCAGCTCGGCCTTGGCCACCTTGGGCGTCATGATCGGCTGGCTGGGGTCGTAGAAGTCCCGGTCCTCGTCGGCCGCCAGCTTGTGGCGCGGGTACTTCTGGGCGAAGCGGCTGATCTGCTCGAAGCGGATACGCTCCAGCACCTCGGGCGTGTTGATGTCCAGGTAGCTGTCGTCGGCCACGCCGGCCTCGTTCTCCTGGTAGGTGGTGATCTGCCGCTCGATCTGCACGGTGCCGTCACTGGCCACGGTGTAGGTGGCGATGCCGTCGAACAGCAGCAGGTTGCGCTCGGGGTCCGACCAGCGCTCGTCCTCGGCCGGGCCGATCAGGCCGGGCAGGGCCAGGCGCTGCAGCGGGCGGGCCGGGTCGATGCCCAGGGAGCTGGCTGCCACGATGGTGTTGGTCGCCGCCCAGATCCAGGTCGGCGACGGCACCCGGTTGGTGCCCATGATGCTGACGTGGGGCGAGTTGCGGCTGTTGCCCTTGGTGGCGGTGTCGCTGTGATTGCCCCGGAAGGCGGCGAACGCGCGGCCGCCGATCTGGCGCATCGGCCCGTAGCGGTCGGACAGCTCGTCCTCCATGGCCTCCAGGCTCACGGTGTCGGTGTAGGGCAGGCACACCCAGTTGAACCACTCACCGCCCATGGCGGCGATCACTGCGTCCAGCTCCGGGTTGACCGCGCCGCCGCTGAAGTCGGTGTAGCTCAGACGCAGGCCGCGCGGGCGGTTCTCGCCCTTGACGCTGTCGCGCAGGTCGATGTCGTTGCCGGTCTCGCCGGCCCAGCGGCAGGTCAACACCACCTTGCTGGGCGTCTCGGTGTCAATGGCAGCGGTCACCGGGATGCGGTCGTTGTCGTTGACGGCCGCCACAACGGACTCGGCCACCGCCTGGGGCTCGTCGCCGGCCTGCATCTCCACCCACACCCGGTAGCCGGCCACGTACAGCGCCAGCGGGCGGGTCTCGGTGGGGCCATCGCTGATCGTGATGCTGCCCTCGGCCTTGACGCCCGCGCTGGCGTCATCCAGGGCCACGGCCCAGGTCTCGGTGAACTGGTCCACGCCCTTGATGGTGCGCATCATCTCGGCCAGCATCGAGCCGCGGCCGAACCACTCGTCGCCCTGGCTGTCGTTGGTGAAGCGCAGCAGCTTGCCGGCGTCGCGGCTACCGGTGTCGAGCTTCTGGCCAATCACCAGCACCTTGCCGGCGAACACGGCATTGCCCGCCAGGCGGTTGTTGAACTCGATGTACCAGCCCGGCACGCGCAGCGCGGCGGGGATACCATCAAACACGGTTGAGCTGATCGCCATCAGTCGGCCTCCTTCTGATCAGTGGCCACCGCCGTCGGCTTGGCCTTGGTTTTCTGGGGCGGCTTGGCCTTGACGACCGAGCCGTCCGCCATGCGGCGCGCCCAGTAGCCGCTCCAGTCCACCTCGGCACCCTCGGCGGGTAGCGGGCGGCCGTTGAGCGGCTGGCGCACCACCAGGCCCTCGCGGGCCGGCTTGATAAAACGCTTGGTCACGGTGATGTCTCCTCGTTACCCGTGGGGATCTCGGCGTAGCTCTCGGTATCGGGGCCGTCGCCGACCTGGTGTGTCGCGCTGTAGATGGCGAAGTCGCCCAGGTCGGCCGCATCGCGCGGCGCCGGGAAGGCCATCTCCAGCGTGAACGCCATCTCGTACACCGCCACGCCCTTGCGCTGGGCGCTGGCCGGGGTCAGCACCCGTAGGCCGGCGAACATCAGCGTGCCCAGCTTGGCGGCGGGCTTGTTCGACAGGGTCGGCACCAGGCGCTCGACGATCTCGTAAGCGCCGATCTGGCGGCTGTTGCCGCGCTGGCGCTCCCGGCCGCCGCTGGCGTGACTGGTCACCGCGTAGACCATGAAGCGGGCGTCGATCCGTCCACCCCTGGCGCCCTTGCCGGGCTGGCCGCCGTCGAAGTACACCCACACGCCGGGCATCTTGCGGAAGGCCAGCGCCAGGGCGTCCTGGTCCCACGGGCCGGGCAAGGTCTCGATGGTGGCCACGGTCTGCCCCAGCACCTGGCGGCAGGCGGTGACGATGGCGTCTTCGGCATCGGCGATCATCAATACCCCCGCATGGTGTCGTCATCGAACACCCGGCGGCGGCCGCGCACGGCCACCGGCTCGGCGCTGGCCGGCGGCGGGCTCTCCAGGGGCAGGTTGATCTCGCCCCTGGCGATGCCGCGCAGCCTGGCCACCGCGTCCTCGTAGCGCTGGCGCGCCTGCTCGGTGCTCACGCCCTTCTGCAGCCGGTACCGGGCAATGTCGGTGCACAGCGTGGACAGCAGGCGCGGCGTGTCGGTGACCGGCAGGCGGTAGCGGGACGCCAGGTAGCCGTCGATCTCGGCGCTGGCGTCCTCCAGGGCGCGCTCGGCCACGGCCGTGTCGATCTCGCCGGTGTGCTCCAGGTCGGTCAGCTCGACGATCTCGGTCTCACCGAACCGGGCCACCATGTCGGCTACGCTGGCGTACATGGCCCGTTACTCCTTTGCCTTGGTCTTGCTGGCGGTCTTGCGCGCCGTCGGCTTGGCCTCGGCCTCGCCGCCTGCCTCGGCCCCTGATTCCTTCGCAGCGCTTGCGCCGTCCTGCTCGGGGGTGGCGTCGTCAGCCTTGGCGGTCTCGGCCTGGTCGCCATCCTTGGCGCCTTCCTTGGCGTCGGCCTGCTGGCCGCCCTCGGGCTTTTCGCCCCCTGGGTCGCCCTCGCCATCCTCGGCTACCGGGCCGCCGATCACGCCCTTGCGGGTCAGCCGGGCGATCTCGGCGGCGTCTTCCTTGGGGTCCAGCTCCACCCCGCCCGGCGGGCGGTGGGTCTTGCCGTCGCGCCGCAGCGCTTCGCGCAGTGCATACTTCATGGCTCACCTCGTGGTGTTGGCCCGCCGGGTGGCGGGCCGGTGCATGGCTTACTCGGCGGCAACGTCCTGGATCAGGAAGCCCGACTCGATCCCGGAGAGCACCGGAGCGCGCTCGTAGGTCACCGGATAGATCCAGCTCTTGGCGTTGCGCTCGTTGTAGGGCTCCTCGACGATGGGGTGCCCTTCGAGCGTGTAGGTGTAGCCGAACGACGGCTCGGCGCGGGAACTCACCTGCTCGGGCACGTAGGCCAGCACGGCGGCGTTGCCCCAGGCGTCGATCATGGTGTCCGCGCCTTCTTCCATGTACACGGTCTCGCCCACCACGATGCGGCGCAGGTTGAACAGCCGGGCCAGCATCTCCACGGTGATGGAGTCGCTAGAGGTGTACTTGAAGCGCTCCAGGATCTTCGGGTGCTCAGCCAGGGCGTTGAAGCCGGCCGCCGGGATCTCCAGGGTGTTGGGCCGGATGCCGATGATCGAGCGCACCGCCTCGCGGTACTCACGGATCTGCTTGGCCGGGTCGCTGTCCGGGCTGGTCCACTGGTCGGTGCCCGACAGGGTCACCTTGTTGTTGGTGCCGTAGTTGGCCGGATTGGTGGCCAGCTTCGCCTGCTCGACCTCCAGCGAGAGCGACATGATGTTCATGGTCTCGTTGGTGGCCTGGGTGCCCAGGTCGATGCCGGGCACCTGGTTGGCGTCCTGCATGTGCTCCCACGGCACCTGGCCTTCCAGGGCGTCCTGCACCAGGGCGAACGGCTTGCCCTCGTAGCCGAACTGCACGCGCTTGGTGTTGGAGCCGGGGGCGCGGCGGGTCTTGTAGAGCTTGAAGCTCTCGCGGCCAAACTCGATGATCTGCCCGCCGCGTTGCTTGACCGGCACGCGGGGAAACAGGGCGAAGCCAACGCGCTCGGGGTGGCGATACCCCTGGGCGACGTTGGAGAGAATCGGGTCGATGACCCGTACCTGGCGGTTGTTCATGGACACGTTACGGTCTCCTTAACTGACGGTTACCGCCCGCTTAGCGGACGAGCAGCACTTCGATGAATTCGCCCGCGCCGCTGGCGGCGTCGAGCGCCTTGGCCGCGACCACCTCGCCACCGACCTCGGGGTTGACGATGGCTCGGGCTTCGGCATCGGATATCAGGTCGTCACCCACGGCGACGGCCCCGCCGGTCTCGATCACGGTGGTGCCGATCACGTCGACGGACAGATCGTCGCCGTCCTTGGCGTCGAAGTTGGCCGCGCCGAATGCCTCGGCGCCGACGCTGTCGAGCTGCGCCCCGTCGAAGCCGACGAAGCGGTGGGCAGTGACCGCGCCGACAGCCAGCACGGTCAGGGTCAGTACGGGAATCTTCTGGCTCATGCCGGGTTACCTCCTCGCTGCACGGCGTTGACGGCCGTGACGTAGTCGCAGTCGTGTTTCTCCTGGTAGGCCAGGGCCTGGGCGTGAACGCGGGCCTTGTCCGGGTTCACGTGGTAGCCGTCCGGGGCGTGGTAGTCGCCGGCTTCGGCCTCGGGCTCGCTGGCGCCGCGCTCGCTGTAATCCACCGCCTGGGGCAGCTCCTGCAGGAACTCCTCCAGGAAGGCGCGGCCGGTGGTGCTCACCTTGTCCTTGCCCTCGCCGAACTCCAGCGCACCCTCGGCCTCGTCACTGGCCATGAAGGCCACCAGGCCGTCGCGGTGTTTGGGCAGCACGCGCCCTTGCTTGACCAGGTCGTCCACCAGCGCGGCGGCGCCCTCGGCCTTGGCCTGCCGCTCGCGCTCGGCGAACTCGGCCTCCTGTTGCTTGATGCGGTTCTCCCGCTCCTGGATCTCACGCTCCTTGCGCTCCAGCTCTTGCTTGTCCACGTCGGTCACCTCCTGGGTGGGTTGCGATGGCGGTTTGGCGGGCGCGGCGGCCTCGCTGTAGGCGGGAGACTCCGGCGCCTCCAGGTGCTCGATCTCCCAGTCGGGCAGAATCTTGTCGGCGGCCTCGCGGCCCTTCTCGCCGATCAGGTGCTCGCGCAGGGCACGAAACAGGCGCTTGACCACGCCGCTGCGCACCTCGCCGAACTCCAGCTCGATCACGTCGGTGTCGCCGTCGGCGAACTCGATCTGCTTCAAGCCCTTGATCGCGGGCGGCTGGGCGCCCAGGAAACCCACGTGACGCAGGTAGTAGGTGCCGGGCTTGGGGTTGGCGGGAGAGTCGGGGCGGTAGAAGCTGGCCGACACCTTCTTGAAGCGGCCGGCCTCGACCAGCTCGGCGAACTGGGGCTCCACCTGGTCGGGCTCGGCCTCCAGGCTCTCGCCGTACTGCAGGGACTTGATCCAGCCGTAGGCCGGGTGGTCGTGGCGCGGGTGCCCCACCACGATGGGCGCCTCATGGAGCGCCGGATCGTAGGCGGCGGCGGACTCGCGCAACTGCTGCTCGGTGAACCCGATGGTCTCGCCGGACATGGCGGTATGCTTGCCCGGCCGGAAAATCTCGATGCGCTGCATGGCGGCCTCCCGTGTCATTGGGGGCCAGTATCGAAAGACACGCCCGCGCCGGTAAGGCGAAGGACTTCAGCGGACGCTCAAGGGGGTGGGGATGGCGCGGCGAGGAAGGGGCGTTTCGGGGTGCGCGCGCCGTGCGCACCATATAACCAGCAGTCGCCCATGCGGGCAAGGTGTTTAAAACCTGTTTAACGGCTCGCAGGCGTGTTTAAAAAAACTTCCGCGTGCCGTCGTGGCCACAGGCGAGAAAAACGCTTACAGGGGCTTTCAGGGCCGTTAGCGCGGACGCGCATCCGGGGGCAGGGCATGGCGCTGCAGGATCTGGTCGATCACCTCGCGATCCGTCGCCGACAGGCCCAGGTATTCGCGGGCCGGAATGGTCACCTGCTTGACCACGGCGAAGGCGCCATCGGGGCGGCCGATGGCCAGGGCGCCGCCGCGCTTGGCCTTGATGGTACCGCCCAGTTGGTGGATGGCGCCATAGATCTTGTTGGTGCCCTGCTCCAGGGAGTCGCTGCCCACGCGGTAGTGGATCGAGCCGCGCAGCCCGGCGCCGCCGCTCTCGGTCAGGATCTGATTGCCGCGCTTGTTGGCCTTGGTGAAGTCGGTCAACGGCTCCCAGGGGCGGCCCTGGGGGTCGGTCTCGGTGCGAAAGCGCTCCTCCACCGAGCCCTGCAGGTGCTCGCCGATCTCCAGCAGCGCCGGGCGCGTGCTGCCCATGTTGCGCTCGATCTGGCGCAGCACGTCGCTGGTGATCTGGTCGCGGATCTCGTGTTTCAGCTCGATGCCAGCCATGGGCTTGCTCCAGGTCTCAGTCCAGGTCGTCGGGAGTTTCGCGCAGGCGGCGGCGGATCTCGGCCATCATCGCCGTGGCCAGCACGTCGGGCAGGCCGGCGCGCTTGCGCTCCACCGTCTCGCGGGTGCGGGCGGCCACGCCCCGGCCGGGGGCGTAGTTCCAGCCGGGGTCCACGCCCTCGGGCACGTCCTCCTGGCGGGCGCCGGTGGTGTCCTGCCACGGCTCGCGCTTCACCGGCGGGGCCTCGTCGGGGGCCTCCTTGCCCAGCCGCGCCAGGTCGTCTGGGCCGACCGCCACCACCTTGCACGAACAGCCCCAGCCGTTGGGCGGGTAGTGCTCGTCCCACCAGGGGTCGTCGGCGGGCAGCACCAGGCCGTCCCATTCCAGGTGCTCGGGGCGCGGGTCGCGGCTGCCGCCGTGCAGGTAGCGCCAGTAGGGACGCACCCGCAGCAGGTCGGGGTCGGTCAACTGGGCATGCCGGCCGGCGGCGTAGGCGCTGCGCAGGTTGGTCTCGTAGATCACCCGCGTGCGCCAGCCCCGGCCGCCCCGGTACTCCCAGCCGGTGCGCTCCACGGTCTCGTCGAAGCGCTCGCGGAACTGCGCCAGGGTGGTGCCCTGGCTGATCGCCTCGTCCACGGCGCCGCGCAGGTCGTTCAGCAGGTCGGCCTTGGCGGCGCCCGCCACCATGAAGGCGCTGTCGTGGGCGTCCTTCCACACGTCGGTCCAGCGCCCGCTGGGCAGGTTGACCTTGTTGCGGAAGAAGGCGATGGCCTCCTCGAACGGCAGATCCCGGTATTCGACGCCCATCACTCGCCCTCGTCCACGTCGGCGCGGCCGGCCAGCTCAGCGGCGGCGATGGCCTTTTGCATCACCTGGGCCAGTTGCTCGCTGGGCATGTCCTCGTAGAGGTTCAGCAGGCCGTCGCGGATCTCCTCCATGCTGCTGGCACTGGCCACCAGGCGGCGCACCGGCTCCATCAGCGCGGCCATGGCCGGCTCGGCGTCGCGCTCCAGGCGGTCGGCCATCATGTCGGCGCGGCGCCGGGCGCTGGCGTCGTCGCGCTCGGCAAAGCCCAGCGATGGCGCGGGCGGGCGGTTGTCCACCTCCCAGCCGTCGCCGTAGTGGTCCTGCACGTAGCGCAGGCTGGGGCGGTAGCCCAGGCGGCTGACGCGCTCGTCTCGCTCGGCCAGCTTGTTCAGATCCTCGGGCTGCTCCATCTTGCGCCACACGCGCGGCGGCTTGGCGTTGGGGTAGTTCCACTCGGTCAGCCAGCGGGCCACGCTCTGGTTGAAGCTCTCGCACACCACGTCGGCATCCGCCTTGACGATGTCGTCGCGCACATCGCCGGCCATATCCTCGCCACCCAGCCGGCCCGGCGCGCTCTCGCTGCTGCCGGTGTGGCCCAGCACCACCTTGGTGATCGCTCGGTCCATGCGGTCATACAGCGCGGTGTAGTCGGCGGTACCGCTGCGCGCGGCTTCGATCAGCTCGATCTGCATGCCCTCGGGCACGATCACGCCACTGTCGCTGTGCACCGCCTGCAGGGCCTGCAGCAGGCGTTGCTTCTGCTGCTCGCTGGCCGAGCCGGGGAACGTCCCTTTCGCGGTGGGCTGCCCGAATTTGTCCAAGAACACCAGCCACAGGCGCAGGCCGTTGCGCTTGAAGAACACCGGCCAGTACAGCCAATGCCCCAAGCCCTGGCCATAGGGCTCGTCGTCATGATCGGCGCCGGTCGAGAAGTGCCAGAACTTGCGATCGGGCAGCAGCTCGCCGTTGGGGTGGCTGGCGGTCAGCATGCGCAGCCGGCCGGCACCGTCGAAACGGAAGCGGCGGCGGTTACGTACCTTGATGGCGTCCAGGGTGACGTGGCGGCCGTCGCGCGCCCACAGGCACTCGGCCACGGCGTAGCCGTAGAAGATCCCGTAGAGCATGCCCTTGGTGGCGCGGTCGAAGCGAATGCCCTGCAACTGCTCGCGCAGGAAGTCCGCCGCCGCCTTGTCCTGGGCGCCGGTGCCGCCGGGCTCCACCTCCCAGTCGGCGGACACCACGGCCAGTTGCCGCTGCCCCCAGGTCGATTGCACCTGGTCGTCGCGCAGCAGCTCCTCGTAGAGGCGCAAGTCGCCACCGCCGCGCGCTGCCAGCACCGTGTCGGCGGGCTGTAGAAGCTGCAGCGGGGAGACGAATCCCCGCGTGATGTCGCGGCCATCCAGCGTGGTGGCCACCTCTTGCATGTCCGGCTTGGTCGCCATTTAGAAGCCCCCTGTGTCGATGCCGCCGCCCACGGTGCCGAAGCCCACGTCGGCGCTAACGCGCCCGCCCTCGTAGCCGCTGCGCTTGATGCCGGTGCTGCGGAACTCGATTTCCACGCCGTCCTGGCGCGTGGCGTAGTAGGCCAGCGCCAGCGAGATGGCGCCGTCGCCGTGGCGGTTGGTTTGTCCGGTGCTCTTGGGCAGGCGCGCCACCCCGTCCACCAGCTTGATCGCCCGCAGGTCGTCCAGCAGGTGCGAGTCCTTCGGGATCTCCAGCTCGCCGTCCTCGAAGGCGGCCTTCAGCGGCGGCATGTGCTCGCGGTACCACGCCTCGGTGAACTGGATCTCGTGGATACGCGCGCCGTAGTGCTGGGCCGCCACCTCGGCCAGGTAGGCGCCGTTGCCTCGTGCGTCCAGGGCGCCCACGTGGAAGCGCGGGAAGCGGTCGCAGATATAGAACAGCACCTGGCGCTGTTGCTCGAACGGCATGTTTCCCAGCTCGACGATGAACGGCACCCGGCGCACCAGGTTGGCGCCGGCCACCATCGGCGTGATCACCGTCAGGTCGGACACCCGGCCGAAGTCCTCGCCCACCGAGACCAGCAGATCCGCCGGCAGCTCGGCCAGCAGCGGGTGCAGCTCGCGCTCGCACCAGTCGCGGATCTCGGCCTCGCGCAGGTGCGGCGCCCAGTGCTTGAACTCGTCCTCCATGCGCAGGCGCAGCGCCGGCGGGCCGGCCACCATGCGCGCCTCGATCAGGGCGCGGGACAGCCAGGCGCCACTGCCCTGGGACGGGACCACGTCCAGCTCCTCGCTGGCCGCCTCGCCGTAGAAGGCGTACACGCCCTCGACCCACTCGCGCTCGCCCTCGGCCGTCCAGTCCTTGCCCAGGCGCAGGCACACGCGCCGATAGAGCCCCTGGGCCACGGCCTCCTTGAAGGTGATGCGCTGCACGCTGCCCCGGCGCTTGCCTGCGCGAATATCGTTGATCAGCTCGTTGAACGGGTTGCGCTCGCCATTGTGGGTGCTGATCACGCGCACCTTGCCGCCCCAGATCAGCAGCGCCAGGGCCGCTTTCAGCAGCTCGCCCAGCTTGTCGTGGAATGCCGCCTCGTCGATCACCACCACGCCTTGCTTGCCGCGCAGGTTGGCCGGCCGGCTCGACAGCGCCACGATCCGGTGGCCGCTGTCGGGGAGCTTGATGGTGAAGGTCTTGATGTTCTTGTCGTCGCCGTCGTCTTCCCAGATCCCTTCCTCGACGGCGCTGGCCGCGTGGTTGAACACGCGCGCCCACATGCCGCAGGCCTCCACGTACTCGATGGCCATGTCCTGGTTGTAGCCGATGTAATAGACGTTCATGCCGCCGGCGGACTTGGCGGCGGCGGCGATCAGCACGTCGTCGGCGGCCTCGGCCCAGGTCAGGCCGGTACGGCGGCTTTTCTCGCTGACCTTGAGCTGGCTGTCGTCGGCGATCCACGCCTGCTGGTAGTCCAGCAGCACCGGCGGCGGGGCGTCGGCGTCATGGGTGGCCGGCAGGCGGGCGGGCACGTCGGTCATTTGGCGATCCCCAGCAGCTCGCGGCGCAGGTCGTTGACCATCTCGGCGGACAGCCCGCCGCGCTTGGCCACCTCGGTGGCCTTGTCGGCGGCCTGCTTGGCCACCTCCTGGCGGATGCGCAGCTCGCGGTCCATGGCCACCTTGTCGGCGGTGTTCAGGTCGCGCAAGGCGCCGGCCAGCATGGCCACTTCCTTGGTGCTGATCTCGGCGCCCTCGTCGCCGGCCCCGGCGAGCTGCTGGAAAGCCACGGTGCGCAACATCTCCGACAGCAGCCGGCCCACGTCGCCGCTGGGTTCCTCCTCCAGCTTGCCCACCCACACCTTGGCCAGCTCCTGAGCTTCGCGGTAGCGCTGCATCTGCTCGCGGGTGTTCTTGACGTAGCGACCCACGGCGCTGCGACTGGGCGCGTCGTCGCCTAGCAGCTCCTCGAGCTTGTCCACGATCTGGTCGATGGTGGCCCGATCCTCGCGGACCAGCTTGTCCACCGCCTGGCGGATACGCGGGTCCAGGCGGGCCACGGTGCTCTTACGTGCCATGGCTGGCTCACTCCCCCGGCAGCGGGCGTTTGACGCCGCGCACGCGGGCACGCCCGGCGGCCACGTCACCGCCGCGCACGGTCAGGGTGGCAACGGCCACGCTGCCCACGTCCTCGACGGTGACCAGGTCTTGCTCAGCCAGCCAGTCCAGGTCGGCCAGCAGGCGGTCCTGGCTCACCGAGTGGCCCAGGCTGCCCAGGGCGCTGCCCAGCAGGTGGGCGCTGGCGCTGTAGCCGGACGACTGGTCCAGCAGGCGCAGGATCTGCAGGCGCCGATCCTCGCTCAGGATGCGCTCGTAGCTCATTTCCCTTTCTCCAGCAGGTGTTGGTGGATAATGCCCAGTTGCTTGGCCAGGGCCTCGTTGGTCGATGTCGCCCTGGCCAGGCCCTGGTTGGTCTCGTCGAGCTTGCGCCACAGGTCGCGCAGCTCTTTGCTGCTGGGCCGATGCCGCAGATCGTGATCCACGCCATCCATGCGCCGCTCCAGCTCGTCGATGCGCTCGTTGGTGCTCACGATGGCCTCGCGAGTGGCGCGGGTGCGGTTGGTCCACCACACGTAGAGCGACACCCCCAACATGAACGCCACCTGGGTCACGTCGAAAAAAAAGCGCGCCGCCGTCCAGTTGATCCCCTCCATCAGTTCCTCGCGTACCGTTGTTGTTGCTGGTCGCGCACCTCCTGGCAGGGCACGCATGTTCTGGCATTGGGCAGCGCCTCCAGGCGCCGCGCCGGTATCTCGTCGCCGCACTCCTCGCACAGGCCGTCCGGCGAGGGTGTCTCGCTGGCCATGCGCGCCCGGTGCCGCTCCAGGGCGTCCAGGCGCTCGCGCTCAGCGAGGGCCGCCGCCGTCTCGTACTGCTGTTCCGTCCACACAGTCCTGGCTCCAGTGGCGCGCCCGCGCCAGCTTCTCCCATCCTCTCGATCCCCAGCGGTGCAGCTCGGCGACGAACTCCGCCACGTCGCGCTGGGTGTATTCCCCCTCGGGCCGCTGCGGCGGCGGCTCGGGCTCGCTCATGCCGGCCGGCAGGGCGCACACCACCGGCGCCGGCAGTGGTGCGGGCGGTTGCGGTGCGGGCTCGGGCGTGGCGGCGCAGCCGGCCAGCCCCAGCACCAGGCATAGCGCCCAGATCCTCATGGCAGGGCCTCCAGGGTGTCGCGCAGCACCGGCGCGACTGGGCCGTCGGCGGCGGCCGGGGCGCGACGGATGCGCACCTGCAGCTCTCGGTACCGCTCGTCGCGGTCGGCCAGCGCCTCCTGCAGCTCGCGCACCGCCAGCTCGGAACGCGCCCGCTCCTGCTGCACGCGCGCCAGGTCGCGGCCTTGCTGCTCGGCCCTGGCCTCCCACTGGTTGCGCTGGTCGCGCAGCCGCTCGGCCTCGGCGCGGGTCTCGCTCAACTCGCCGGCCAGGCGCTCGGCGTCGGCGGCCAGGCGGCTGGTTTCCACCTGGTGCCAAAGCCAGCCACCGGCGCCGATGGCCACTACAGCGGCGGCGAGCCACAGCCGCCCCGGCACCAGGCGGGCAAGGGTTTTCACGAACATGGCGCACCCCCGTGCCAGCCGGCGGCGACGTAGCGCGGCGCAAGATCGTGGACGATGCGGCGCACGTAGTGGCGGTTCTCGCGCTCGGCCCAGCCGGCGCGACTGGTGTAGCGCTCGACGGAACCGAACCACACGGCCGGGTCGTCACCGGCGGCGCGGGCCAGGCGCTGGTCGCGCTGCACCCAGCCCAGGCCGCCGTTGTAGGCCGACAGCGCGAAGGCCCAGCGCTGGCACTCGTCGGCCGCGCTGCTCAGGCGCTGCCAGTGCCAGCGGTTGTAGCGGGTCATGGCGCGCATGGCCCAGCCGGGCGAGTACGGCGCCGCCTGCCCCAGGTCCGGATAGATCTCGGCGATCCAGCGCGACGTGGCGGGCATGAACTGCGCCAGCCCCTGGGCGCCCACCGGGCTGTCCACCCGCTCGCGCCAGCCACTCTCCTGGTGGATCTGGGCCGCATGAAGGGCCACCCGACCGGACAGCCCCCACTCTTGTTGCACCACGCGGGTCAGCTCGCGCTGGTAGCGCTCGGCCACCGCCGGCACGCCCTGGGCGCGGGCTTGGCAACTGACCAGCAGAATCGCCAGCAGCAGCACGCCGACTCCCAGGCGGCTGCGCAGGAACCACATCAACCCAGCGAGGGCAAACAAGACCAGGGCAGCAGCCCAGCAGCTCGCGTTGCAGATCTTCCTGATCATGGGCGCTTCCTCCGCCCCAGATACCAGGCCACCTACAGCCAGATCGCCACGTTCACGTCGGAGACGATCAGCCAGTAAACCTCCTTGCCGCCGCCCAGGGCAGTCATCACCGTGAACGCCACGCACAGGAAGAAGGCCGCCAGGTAGTTCATGGCTAGACCCCCAGGCCCAGGGCGATGATGGCGGCGGCGATCACGCCGACACGTCGCAGCGCTGCCAGGCTCGCCTGGTGGCGCATGTGGCGCGCGCCGTTGTTGAGGTCTTGCGCCGCCAGCCGGGTGGCCATATGGAATAGGTCACCGGGGCGGGCGTAGTGAAAGATGGTCCGGTCGATCCAGTAGCCCAGGTAAGCGCCCAGGGCCAGCTTGGACAACGACCACACCAGCACGCCCAGTTGGTGCGGGGCCAGATGGCCCACCACGGCGGTGGCCAGCAGGGCCAGCAGCAGCCAGGGGAAGGCGCGAAACTTGTCGAACAGTCGGGAAAGCATGGCCGTCTCCAGTCGGTCTCGGTCTCAAAGCGAAGGCTTGAGCCTTGACGGTAACGACTGGCGGCCGGGCGAGGCAGGCGAAGGACTTCAGCGGAAGAAGGAAGGGGCGTGGGTGGCAGATTAGCGCGCCCGGCGGGCGCGGTCTACAGCGACTAAAACAGGCCCTGCTGGCAGGATGGCGGCGCATCATGACGCGACAGGATGGTGTAGATCTGGCGCTCGGTCAGCCGGTAGCGCAGCGCCAGCTCGGCCGGACGGGCGCCGTGGTCTCGCTCGTGGCGGATCTGGCGGTCGCGGATCTTGCGCAGCATCTCCGCGCAGCGCGGCACCACCAGCTCCTCCATGGCGAACGACTCGGACAGCCGGGCCGCCGCGTCGCGGCCCAACCACTCCACCAGGCGGTGATCGTCGGTCAGGCTCTCGGGCACGTAGATGCGCACGCCGCCGGCATTCTCCACCAGCGCCAACACCCCGGCCAGGCCGATCACCTCGGCCACCCGCACCAGCGAGTGCGGCAGCTCCTGGATCTCGCGAATCTCAAGCATCGCCACCCCCTTGGCGCGTGGAACGGATGCCCAGCTCGGCCATCATCTCGGCCAGGCGCTGGCGGTTGCGCTCCCGCTCGGCCCGGCTCATCTGCGGCTTGGGCAGGCGCTTGCGCTCGGGGCGCTGCGGCAGCATCTCCAGCAGCGTGCGCGGCGCCGGCCAGCGGTCGGCCTGGCGCGCCAGGCGCAGGAACCCCTGGTGCAGGCGCGGCGCGTCCAGCGCCTCGTCCCAGCCGATGTTGGCCGACCACAGCACCTCGACCCACACGCCCTCGGTGTACTCGATGGTCTCGTGGCCGGGCGCCCCCGGCAGGTGCAGCACCAGCAGCATGCCCAGGCCGCCGGACACCGAGCGATAGAACCAATCGGGAACGGGCTTCTGAGTCATGCGCGGCGCCCCAGCTTGCTCAGGGCCAGCGCCGTCTTGCTGGACGGCCGGGCCGGTTGCTCCTGGCGCTCGATGGTGGCGGGCTGCACCGAGCCCACGCCCCGCGCCCCCAGCGACTCCACCACGCGCTTCAGGTAGTTGTGGTTCTTCAGTGGCCGGGTGTCCTCGCCGGCCTCGCGCTTGGCGCGGATCGCCTCCACCGTTTCCGACGGCGCGGCACCCACCAAACCCACGTCGCCGGCCAGCTCCAGCGCCTCGCGGGCCAGGCGCAACTGGCGCTCGTAGGCCGTGGCCCGCGACTTGCCACGGAACAGGCCAACGTAAGACACCAGGGGCCGCGACACCTCGCGGGGCAGATCGGCCAGCAACGCCATCATCTCGCGCAGGGCCTCGTCCTCGGTGACATGCTCAAGGCCGAATGTCGAATGGCAGCAAGGGCAGCGAATATCCATTGGTTCTCCAGCGGTTAAGCGGTGTTTATCGCCCCTTGTAGGGCACCACGTTTTCCAGCTCTTGCCGGACTCCGCCGCTGCGGCGGAACTCTTGCCACAGCACCAGATGGCCGGGGCAGTAGTGCACCTCGGGCGCGACCTCGTAGGCGTGGCTTGCGCACAGCGGCAGGTCGCAGGTGCGGCCATCACCCACCGGGTAGTCGCACAGGTAGCCAGTGGAAGCGCCGCAGCCCTCGGCGGCGCAGTGCGGCCCCAGGTCGCCACACAGAAACGCGACCCCGCCGTCGGGCATGTGCTCGATATAACAAGGCATCAGAAACCCTCCTTTGGCTCGGGAAGCGACTTGGCCAGCAGGCGCAGGATCAGCAGGTTGCGCTCCCAGCGCTTGGGCAGGCCGCGCTCGGCGGCCAACTGCTCGCGGGTCTCGCCCAGGCTGGCAAGGCAGCGGTCGACGTAGGCCAGCAAGCCGCGCTTTTCCTGCTCAACGTGCAGCGCCGCAATCGCGCCCCGGAACTGCGCCTCGGTCTTCAGCCACTCCAGCTTGGCCAGGCCGGTCTGCTGGCGAGCGATGGCCTCGGCGTAGCGCCAGGACAGCCCCATATCGGCCAGCAGCGCCTCGATCTTGGCGAACTCCTCGCGCTTGCTGAACGTGTTGGGCAGGCGTCCCTTGCCCTTGGGCGGGGCGGGCAGCCAACCCAGACGACGAAACTCGTTGAGCACCACTCCCACGTTGCGATTGGTCAAATCCTTGGCGCTGCTCACGCCCGCAGTGCGCGCCAGGATCGCCCGGTACTCCTCATCGGAGAGCCCCAACTGCTGCTTGGCGATATGGATCTGCGCCAACTTGCCCTTGCTGATCACGACGACACCTCGTCGGTCACCAGCTCCAAGTCGGGGAAATGCTTACGCAGGTGGCTGATCAGCGAGCGCGGACTGTTCCAGTAGGGGCTGACCGCCACGGTGCGCAGCGCCGTCATCTCGTCGGCGCGGCGCTTGCCGAACACCTTGCGCAGCTCCTTGTATTGCTTGAGCGGCCAGACGCGCGAACGCATGGGCCGATAGAAGCGCCCCTCGGGGTGCTTGGGCTGGCCCTGGCTGTCCACGCTGGACCAGGCGCCCTTGATCCGGCCATCCACGCCCACCTCGACCACCAGCTTTTCGCGGTCCAGGCGCTTCTGCAGGGTCACGACGTGACCGCCGGCCCGCACGGTCGCGGTGCCGAACACGCCCCGCAGTTGCTCCTCGAGCTGTTGCCACTTGCTCATGACGACACCTCGCCGATAGCCGCCTGGCGCCGGCCGCTTACGCCCTGGTGAAAGCTCACCTTCTCGCCATCACGGCGCCCCTGGCGCAGGGCGTCGAAGTCGTGGCTGCGCATGCCCTCGGTGTTGTCGCGGGCCTGCTGCGTCTCCAGCGGCTTCTCCCAGCGCTTCGCCTGATAGGCGGCGATGGCCTTGTCCTCGACCTCGCTGCGCTGGTGCGGCGCCACATGACGGGCCACGGCATTCACCCACGCCTGGGCGTACAGGTCGCCGCGCCGCACCTTGGTGGTCCGCTTGATGCGCTTGTTCAGGGTGGCCATGTAGGCGTTGCGGTCGCGCTTGAGCTGGCGGCCCAGCACCTCGAAGGCGTAGCCGGCCACCTCGGCGGCACCGCTCACACCGTAGAACTCGAAGCGGCCATGCCAGCGCGCGCCATCGTGCAGCGGGCAGTAGACCAGCTCGGCACCAAAGGCGCCGGCCACCATATTGGCCAGCATGGCCACGTGGCTGGGCGGGGTCTTGCCGGCACCCGCCGTGGCTATGTGGCTGTCCACGTCACTGATCGCCACGTCGTCGGCAGTCACGCCGTGGATCTCCATCAGCTTCTGCGCCTGGCGCATCGCCGCTGCCGCCTCGTTGGCATTGCTCGACTGCGCCAGCCGCAAGCACTTCTTGATCTTGTCCAGCACCTTGCGGTCCATACTTCCTCCGGTTGGCTGCTCATCAGTGCCGGGCCACCACGCCCAGCAGACGCCCCGCGCAAGGCGGGGCGTTTCGCTTCAGTCGTCTTCCGGCTCCTCGCCGAACTCCTCGACATGCACCCGGCGGTAGTGCTCAGTCTTGCGGCAGCGCCGGCACTCGATGCCCTCGGCGCTATCGCCCAGCACGCACTCGTCCGCCTGCTGGCCGCATGCCGCAAGGCCATGCTTGCCCTCGGCTCGAAGGTGGGTTGCCGGCTCGCTCATGACACCTCCTGCGCTTTGGCCAGGGCTGCACGGGCCTGCACTACCAGGTCTGCATGCTCGAATAGCCCCTCGTCGTCATTGATGGTTAGCTGGTGAAGCAGCTTGTCCAGCGCCTCCGTCAGCTCCTGCTCGACTGCCAGCCGATTGCCACCGAAATCCACGGCGACTACATGGCCGC